TGTATTTTCGTTTCCAGGACTTGTTGTTATTTTAATCGTTTTAAGACCTGCTTCAATTTTTACTGGTGGAGATGGTTGTGTGTGAGGATCACGAATGAATACTGAACCAATAACTTCTCCAAATGCATCTGTTACTAATTTTAAATCTTTTACGTATGCAGTTGCTCCACTCTCTTGACCGATTAGTTGAGAATTTTTAGATACATAACCGTAATATTGACCTTGAGCCTCTTGGGACAATGATCTGGTATCTACATTCAAAACAGTAGATGACTGACTGTAATTTTTAGAAATTTTATTTACACCTAGAGAATAAGGATCATTCAAATATGTTTCTGAAGGATTATTAAATGCTCCATCTTTATGATCAGGTTGACATACTCTGAAAACAGCAGTTATATTTCCTTGATCATCCAATGCTCTTACAGTTTCACCAATTTTAAAAGTTCCACTTGATCCATACTCTGTTCCATTTAAAGATGGTGTAATTTCAAGTAGTTTTGGAACTACGTCAAATATTCTTTGACCATCAAAAAATATAAATGTTTGAACAAAATCTACGAATCCTTCTGCAACAACTTGTATATTACTAGATCTTATAAAATCATCTCCACCAGTTGATACCAAATTATTTTGAACTGTTCTTACCGTATTTGAAGTGCTTGTAACTACAGAACCTGCTCCACCAGCATTTAGAGCTCTAACTCCACCATTTACAGTCCTTCTAACTATTCCTGTTTGTCTTATAATTCGATCTGGAAGTTGAACTGATCTTGTCCATAAATCTTCACCTGGTTGTAATTCAACATCACCGATAAACACTGGAAGTTCATAGGGATTAACATTACAAGTTTCTGTCGCATAAACTTGTGTGATCCATTCAACTTCTTCATAATTTAACGTAACCATATTTCCAGTTTTTTTAACATTTGAATCAAATAATTCAAAATTACTGTTGTAATCTAAAGTATCGAGATTAACACCTGTTGCTGGTCTCAATTCAGATGCTAATGTATCCCTAACTCTAAAAGGTGTTAATAATCCTCGTTCTGGATTTACTTGCATTGATGATAAATTTGTATTAATAAAATCATAATTGTTAAATGGATCTACAAAAAATCCAGTTTTAAATCTGTTTCTACCCTCTTCATCCTGTATTTGAAAGGTTTCAGCATTTATTTCTAAAAGAGATAATGTAGTTGTTTCTTCTAAATTTGCAACCCTTTGATCGATATCACCAATATCTCTCATCGTATATCTTCTATTATCAACTAAAGTTATTCTTGCATTTTGAGGATTGTAAAGATATGCTGGAAGTTCAATTGTTGCCAAATCCATCGCATTTTCAATATCTTCTGGTTCTTTTGGTAAAAGTGTCGATACACCTTTTTTATACACAAATTCACCAAACTTATTAAGAAAAATTTTATCTATTCTTGGTAGATAATATTCATAATTAACTATTGAATTTTCATTTGGAGTTAGATATCTAGATACTGATGTGCCACTAAAATCTCTTTGAGAAAACTCAAAAGGAGATCCAGTATCAGTAGAAGGATCATATACAGAAACTCTAGGTCTAAAATCAAGTGTATCAGTAGCTCTTATATCACCTATTGAAGGAATATCATTTGTATATCTTTCCTTATCATAACTCCTGACGGTAAATACATCACCTTCATCATCACTATCAACAGTATAGTGATCAAATACGATTAGTAACTGTCTACTAGGTTCTGGAACAGTTTTATTTCTGACTAATCTAGAATAATCATAATATTCACTTTTTTGTCCTTTATTTAAGGTAAACGAACTAGTTATGTTTTTATATAAACCAATTGTAATTGATTCGATATCAGATTCAATATTTGATTCCTCAAATACAACTGTATCTCCCGCACCAAATTTACCAGAAGTAAGATACACTATCTCTATTGTATTTGTTGTTGGTTTTGAAACAAGTCTTGCAACTACCTTTGAATCTTGATTTATTATGTTTTCACCAATGATAGAATCTTCATTTACGTTTGCGGTGGTATTAAAAACTAATCTGTCTAATGTTGGAGCGTTAATATCTGTGGACTCATAAACTGCTAAAAATTTGACAACATCAGGGTAATTAAAAGATATCTCTTCATCCTGAACTCTTAATCCGTAACGAGCATCGAAAGTTAAACCATCCTGAATTTGAGTAGTTCCGTCTCCTTGAGACCCTGCAGCAATGGTTCCAGATATATCATATTTTGATCTAGTTACATTTATTTTTTGACTTCGAGTATAATTTTTTAATTTTGATTTTATCTTACTTTTTGAAAGGGTAACCTGTGCTGTATGATTTCCACTACCAGTCGCAACATCTCTAATTACAATTTCACTACCATTACCATATTCAAAAGTATCATTTGTTATGGACGTTGGAACTCCAACTGTAGTAAAAACAGAGTATTTTTCTTGATCAAATGTATCAAATATGATGTTTGGTATATCTGGTATATCGTTTGATGCATTGATAGTTAAATCACCATTACCATCAGTGCTTTTAGTTACTTGTGATGTAATTGTTAACTTAGAATCTGTTAAATCAACACCTGCTACATTTAAATCTCCAAAAGGAACAAAAAGTCTTCCAGAACCTCTAACGAGGGGTGCACCTAAGAACATTGTAACTGTTTCTTCACTTGGGAAACCACCATCAAATAAACCAGTAACAGTTCCAACACCTGTTATTGACATAGAAGATCCATCATTTGCAACAGATACAACTCTATTATAAGTTTCAGTGCTAAATCCTGATCTAGTATATCTAACTATTGAACCTGGAATTACACCATTAAATGATCTTTGACCTGATGTAACAACATTATCTTTAATTGTAACTTGACTGATACCATTAGGCATTTGAAATGTTTCTAAAACTGTATCAACGTTAAATGCACCTGAAGAAGATAGTCCTCTTATGTCTTGTATAGTATGTGCTGTTACAACTCCTACGGTTCTTGCGGAATCAACACCATTGACTTGTATTTGTTCACCAATAGAAAAACTCCCTGAAGTCTCATTCAATGTAATTGTTTGTGCACCACCTCCAGCATCAACCGCAAACCCACTTGCTCCACTTCTTTTTCCCTTAACAAAAGAACCTTTCGGTAGCTCTGAATTACTAACAGATTGATTTAAAAATATATCAGTATTTGTCTGAATATCAAATAATCTTAGTTCCCAATTTGTTTTACTACCTTCATATGGTGCATCTTCTAAATTAAATGAATATACTCTTGCACTTCCTATATTTCCTCTACCAGCATCAGATTTAAAACCATCATGTAATTTAACTACACTTCCTTGAAGAGCTAATCCTTCAGCACCACCTGATGAAGGGACGTTAATCCTCAACAAGTTACCCATCTCATAAGCAATACCAACATCAGATCTAATACCAACATCTCTTGGTTTATCAACATCTATGATGGTGGTTGAAATTTTTTCAATTTCATATCCTTCTACATATGCTTCACCTGCAGATAATTTTAAACACATCAAATCATCTGATGGTGTGTTATTTTCATCTGTTGTATCATCACTAAAAAATAATCCATTATTTCCCAAACCATTATTTAATGAGTTGAATAAACCCATTTCAAATGGAGTTACACTATAGTTTCCAGATTCATCAAAAGTTCTTTCTGCAAGATAATCACGAATTTTATTATAATCACTTTTTACTTGCATTTTTTTCAATTTTCCTTCATCAGTTCTCATCAATTCGATGAAATCTGTATCAGCATTGTCTGATAAAGGTCTTTTAGATAATGTTAATTTTATTTTTAATCTATCAGCACCAGGTGCAGCAAAGTTAGTAAATCCTTTTGCATTATCAAATAAACTATTATCCTCTTTTGCATTAACAATCAATTCTTCAATATCCAATCCAATTTTATATGAAGGTTCATTGGAATAATGATCTAATATTATTGTTTGCTCTGAAACATTTACAAAAAATCCTCTTACAAAATATATTCCATCTGAAATAAAGGCAGCAGAACCTATTGCAGTTGCATCTGTAGAAATTAAGGATGCAAAAGGAGTATTAGCATTGATTGTGGTATTTCCATATACTACATTTTCATTACAACTTAAACTTTCACCATCACTAAAACTATTAAATTGTGAATTTTTATCAGCACTCAAATAAGTCACGTATAAAGTAACATCATTAACGTTAATACCATCTGGAAGCGCAATAAATTTAACAATAGCTTCAATTCCAGACTCACCTCCTTTAATTCTTTTTCCTAAAAAATTATTAATATAAACTGATATATCAATACTAAAATTTGTGCTATTTAATTTTACAGCACTAAATTGTGTATCTAACCCAACTCCACCAGGTATTACTACTGAACCCTCTTTGAATATATGATCTCCAAAACTTTCAACTTGATTTTGTAATATTGATTGTAGTTGTGTTAACTCTCTAGCTTGAACTGGAAATCCAGGTTTATATAATACCTTATAAAAGTCTTTATCACTTTCAAAGTCATCATAGTATGGACTTGCATTTAAATTAATTTTTTGTGCCATTTTTTTTAGAATTCCAGAATGATTTTAACGTCTTCTTTTTGTCTTACGTTTCTAGTGACTTCTTTTCGATTATCAATATAAATTATATCACCAGTCTTTTTATTTATTTCAGGATCAGCCAGACCATTTTTGAACTCAACACCTAAGTTTACATTTTTATTACCAACAGTTGTAGTTATACCTGTGAAATTTTGATCTACTGTTGATGTAAATATAAGACTTCCACTTGATCTACAATCAATGCTTTCTCCACTAGATTCGAAAGATAATTGACTTGCAGTAGCATCCATATTTGCATAATCAGTAGTATCATTAGTGCTCTGATTTAAATTCAAAGATCTATCTTGAATATATTTCAGAACAAATGTATCTTGATCATAAGATGCAATAGTTCCTGATGCCACCAAATCACTGGATGAAGATTTTTGAGTAATACCTAAACCAACTAATTGATCAAAAGTTGTTCCACCACTTAAAGTAATCGCAGAATTTAACTTTATGGATGATAAAGATGAAAACTGAGATGTTGTTAAGATTCCTGATGAGGGTTGTTCTGGATTCTTAATTATTCCCACTTGACCAAAATGAGTATCAGTTGGAAAATCTTTTGTAGAATCATCAAAACGAGAATAAACTAAAACTTTATCAGCACCAAGTTCAGTATAGATATCAAATCCATGACCCTTTGATGGAGGAATAATTGGTATTAAATTTGCACGATCACTTTCAGATCCACTAAAAGTCACATCAGATAAGTCAACCATTCCAAAAGTATAACCTGATCCACCAGCAGTAACCACAACATTTGTAACTACATCACCATCAATAGTGACTAATGCTCTTGCACCAGTTCCATCTCCAAGAATATTACATGAATATGATCCATCAGTATAGTTATTACCTTGGTTTTTAATATAGACTGTTTTTATTTGGTTACTGTTAATATCAGAGTCTCCTGCTTCTCTAACTGCTTGTACTTGAGGATCTGTTGATGTAGACCAATTATTTGGTAAAACAATATATTCAATAGAATCAAATTTTATAACATCACTAGGAGAAACCGTAAATAGATATTTCCATACATAAGGATCTTGTGTTCCAGCAGCTGCTGGTTCTAGGTCAGTAAATGTTGGTTCATCTAAAGATTCAAAAGCTTTGGCATTTGCTGTGCCTGGTTCACCAAAACTACCATTATCTAAACAAATATAAACTTTAAATTCTGAAGTTATAACATAGTAATTGGTTTTATATAAATTTCCACTTTTTGAAGTAGGTGCTTCATTATCAACTGGTCGATAATCATGTCGATACATATCATAAGACTGATTAGCAGCCCAGGTATGTTTCTTTACAACTCTTCGAAGATTTGCAGAGGTTATTTTTCTACCAAATAGAGAAGTATTTCTATAGTGAGATAAGTATTGTAGATTATCAATTGGACTTGGAGTATTCGTGTTCCAAGTGTCTGTTCTACCAAAACCTGCTACGTTTGGATTTGGTAAACCTAAAAATACATAATAAGAATTACTAGAGTCTAATACAGAATCTACAAAATTACCTGCGTTCGCTATTCTAAATTGATCTGTTACTACAGCTGGCATATTAATAGTTTTTTAGATATTTATACAACATTTTTTAGTTACATTCATTTATACATTATTCAGGTGCCAAAGAACCAGTTTGATCGAATGTTTCTTCTCCACCAATCTTCTTAATTGTTGGGAATGTTGATATACCAACTCCTGTTGTTACACCAACAATATTACCAGTAACTCCAATTGATATTGGATTTACTCCTCTCACAAAACCACTTATTTTACCAACTGAATATTTACCAACTGGATTTGCTGCATCACCTGTGCTACTTAAACCTGCATGAGAGGTTCCTGAGTGAATTAGACATGTAATAATTCCAACTCTTGGGTTTGTCGTAACTGTATGTATTCCTGCCACAACATAAATGTTATCAGCAAATGAAACACCGATTCCTACAGTATCTGAATTAGCACCACTAGTATTAATAGAAGTAACACCCGACCCACAACGAGTATCAAAGATATAAATTGGATTTCCAACTGCCACTGGTTCGAATGTGGGTATGATGTCACCTTTAATATTAAATTTGATTCCTAATTTATTTGATGAACCTACAACAACTATTGTTGTTCCTATACCAGTAACAACTCCAGTATTTGTTTGTATACCTAAAGCATTTGTGTTTGTCAACTTTTCAAAAGTATTAGGATATGTAAATGGACTTGATATCAAAACTTGAGGTGGATTTGTTTCACTATACCCCAAACCTGCATTATTTGGA